CACTGGCAAGAGCCATGGGCCTGGACGCTGCGGCAATGTCCCTCATGCTCCGAGGGAAGCGTCAAATGAGAATGGCGGAAGCAGCAGAAATAGCCCGGCTCCTGGGCGTCCCTGCCGATGAAGTGATGGCGAATGCAGGCGTGCGGACAGGTTCCGGCCACACGCAGGTGCAGATCGTTGGCATTGTTGACGGGCACAGCGAGGTGCACTGCCGGATGGACAACCCACTCGGCGTCGTGCGTCACCCGGGCGGAGGACTGCCGGGCAACATCAACGCTGTGCAATGCCGGACGGCGGGCACGGACCTAGACCACATGGACGGCTGGATGCTGTTTGTGCAAGACGCCAAGGACGGCATCCAACCCGACGCGATCGGCAGGCTGTCACTGTGCCAAGTCCACAAGGGCGTCACCTACCTCGCCAAGCCAACACGCAGCTACACGCCGGGCCGATGGGACCTGACAGGCCCAGCCACCACCGCCCAGGGCGTTCAGCTCGACTTCGCAACCCCTGTTCTTCAGATCACCCCGTAAGGCTGGCGTCCCCCGCGCCGCTTTTACCGTTGCTGCGCCGCAACTAAGGGTATTTTCCTATTAAATACCGTTGCGAACATCGCATCAGTGATGCATAATTTACCCCAGACGCCGGATTTCCTGGCGCGATTCTGGAGGGATTATGAAGATCACTTACCTAGCCAACGCGTACTTAAACAATTACACGAAGATCGAAGACGTGGTGAAAGGCGAATGCCTTCCACTGATTTCAGATTCAGGTGAATATTTTGAAAGACAGGGGTTCCCACAAATCGGGACTGTTGAAGTAATCATCACGCTTCACAGCCACGACCAGGTCGTTAGCGGCCAGATCACCGGGCTGAAAAAGCAACTAGAGAAGCAGCGCGCCGACGCCCACATGGCCGAGCGCGCCATCTTGGACCGCATCAGCAATCTGCAGGCCCTGACCCTTGATACCGCAGGAGCAACCCATGCTGAATAACCTGCACCCCACCATCGCGGCAGCACTGGCCCCGTTCATTTGCCGACCAGCGGCCACCGATCCCCGCGAAGATTTGCTGCTCGAAGAAGAAGACGACCAGTCAGAGGACGACGCAGAAACTGACGACGAGCCCGGCATCTGCCCAGCCTGCTCCGGCTCCGGCGAAGGCATGCACGAAGGCACGACCTGCCGGGCTTGCAAGGGACGGGGTGAAGCATGAGCGCGCAACACACACCTGGGCCTTGGGCTGTTGTGCGTAACAACTGGGAAGTTAGCACGGTATACGCCGCTGGGGCTTTGCCAGTTGCCGAGTGCCATATCGATGGCGATGTCAGCGAGGAAACTGAAGACATTGTTTCAGGTATTAAAGACGCAAACGCCCGCCTAATCGCAGCAGCGCCAGACTTGCTAGAGGCTTTGCAAGCTGGGCCATCAACACTTCATTGGCTTCCAAGTGGTTATTGCAACTGCAGCCAGTGCCAATTCGTCCGCCTTCGCCGCGCCGCCATCGCCAAAGCAACGGTGGCCGCATCATGACCACCATCACCATCACCCCCGCCAACGAAGCCGACTGGCTGGCCATGCGCAAGCAGGACGTCACCAGCACAGAGTCCGCGGCCTTGTTCAGCATGAGCCCCTACCTCACGCACTTTGAACTTTGGCACGCCAAGCGATCCGGCCAGGCCCGCGACTTCACCACCAATGAGCGCATGACCTGGGGCAACCGGCTGGAGGCGGCTATCGCGCACGGCATTGCCGCCGACATGGGCTGGACCATCGAACCCATGAAAGACTACATGCGGCTACCCGAGCTGCGCGCCGGGTCTTCGTTTGACTTCAGAATTACCAGCCTGGACGGCGGCCCCGCCCACCTGGAGATAAAAAACGTCGATTACCTGGCCTTCCGCGACGGCTGGATTGAGCACGACGACGGCGCCATCGAGGCGCCCGAGCACATCGAAATGCAGGTGCAGCACCAGATGATGGTGTCAGGGTACAAGCGGGCATTTATTGGCGCCTTCATTGCCGGCAACCGGGGTGTGGTGATCGAGCGGCAGCGCGACGAGGCGGTGATCGCGGCCATGCGCCAGGCCATCGCAGACTTCTGGCACTCGGTAGACGCCAACCAGGAGCCCGCCCCCATGATGCCCGCCGACGCCGAAGCGGTCATCCGGCTGAATCAATACGCCCAGCCCGGCAAAATCCTCGACGCCGGGGATGATGCTGAAATCGCACAACTGGTGCACGATTACAAACATGCATCCAAGCAAGCGACCGATTGGGAAGAAGACAAGCAGGCATGCAAAGCCAAGCTGCTCGCCCGCATTGGCGACGCCGAAAAAGTCCTGCTCACCGGCTGGACAATCAGCGCCGGCATTCAGGCGGAAACACCGCCGACAACAATCACCGCCGACATGGTCGGCACCACGCATGGAGGCCGTAAAGGCTTCCGAAATCTCCGCATCAACGCAAGGAAAACCAAATGATTATTGACGACCCAAAAGCATACCGAGCGCGCTGCACGCCGCGGGACAGCGCCCCAGCTAATGCATCTATCAACGCCTTCTTTCACGACGTCCGAGACTTAATGGGTAAGCACCAAATAGCCGACCTAACTATGTGCGCTCAAGTAGTTGTCGAGGTGAAGGCCCAAGACCTCACTGAAACAGACGAAGAGGTCCGCGCCAACGCTTGCGCCCACATTGGGGCACGGCTTCACGGAGTCGAAATGTCGGCTTACCTGTACGCGTACATGCGCTCAGACCTGGAGCGAATGATTGAAAGCACAAAGTCTAGAGCACAGAAGAACTTTCGCAAAAACGACTAACCAACCAAGGAACCACCATGTCAACCTCAACAGCCCTCACCCCCGTGGACCAAGTCCGCACCCAGCTCACCGCCATGACGCCGCAGTTCGCAGCGGCCCTGCCAAAGCACGTCAGCCCCGAGCGTTTCGTCCGGGTCATGATGACCGCAGTGCAGACCACCCCCGCCCTGCTCAACGCCGACCGACGCACACTGTTTGCCAGCGCCATGAAGGCCAGCCAGATGGGCTTGCTGCCGGACGGCCGCGAAGGCGCCATCGTCACCTTCAAGGACCAGTGCCAATTCATGCCCATGGTGGCAGGGGTCATGAAGATGGTGCGCAACAGCGGAGAAATCAGCACCTGGAGCGTCCAGGCGGTCTACGAGAACGACAACTTCGACTTCTGCCTGGGCGACGAGGAGCACATCACCCACAAGCCGGCGCTGTCCGGGCGCGGCAAGCTGATCGCGGTTTACAGCATCGTCAGCATGAAGGACGGCGAGAAGTCCCGAGAGGTGATGAGCGTCGAGGACGTGAACGGCATCCGCGCCCGCAGCCGCAGCGGAAACTCCGGCCCATGGGTCACGGACTTTGCCGAGATGGCCAAGAAAACGGTGGTGCGCCGCCACGCCAAACGCCTGCCGCTGAGCACCGACATCGACGGCGCCATCCGCGAAGATGACGAGCTGTTCATGCCGCCAGCAGAAACGCCCCAGGAAGCCCCACAGGCCGCGCCAGCACCATCAGCGCCCAAGCGCCCCAGCCGACTGGACAAGGTCGCCGCTCAGGCCCCACCGCCACAGCACGACGACGATGGCGTGATCGACATGCGGCCAGTAGACTACCACGACGAGCAGCCCGCCGCCGACTCCGACAGCCCCATCTGATCATGAATAAATTCGCATACGCCACCACCGTCGCTATCGGGCTCACCGGGATTTATTTCAAGGTTGAGTACAGCGGGTGGGTCCTGCTCATCGGATGCATTGGGCTATTGTCATGATTTCCACAGAGCTACTCACCCCACGCGAAGTAGCCCTACTCCTGAAAGTCCATCTGGACACACTGGAGCAGTGGCGCGGACGAAACACTGGCCCCGACTGGATCAAGCTGGGCTCCACAAAGCAAAGCCCCGTTCGGTACCGCAAGGCCGACTTGGAAAAGTATCTGCTGGACAACTCGAATAAGTAGTATGATGCGTTTATCACAACAAAGGATTTTATGAACACACGCAAATTTCCACGCACAATGGCGGAGGCCTTCGGGCCTTACGCAGGACACACGATCACCGAACCAGTCGACCGCCCCATGGACTGGCAAGACAAGCTGGTCCTCGCCGCCAGTGTTCTGACCGCGATCTTTGTCGGCATCCTTCTCTGGAGCCGCCCATGAAAACAACCCGCTACGAAACGCCGCCAGCGCCCCCGGCCCGCCCAGGCTAAAACGACGCCATGAAGGTGCCCAGCCTGGAGAACGGAGTCCGAAAATCCTACCGTCCCCCGATCGCCATGTGCGTCGGAAAAAAGACATTCAACGGGAGCGAGAAATGACCTGCTCCCAGAAATGCAACCAGGGCCGGGACTGCATCTGCAGCAAATCCCGCGAGATACCAAGCAGGATTGACGACCCGCTCGGCCTCGACTGGTTCATGCGCCTCGCTTGGACCGGCATGGCCTGGCTTGGGTTCTTCGGAATGCTCACGCTGATCGCTCTTGTTTGGGTGGCCATGGGATGAGCCTGCCATTTGATATCGCGCGCTGCGCCGGGGTTGACCCCGTTAAAAACGACTACATCGCCCAGTGCGGGAACTGCCAACGCAGAACAGCGCCTGGCGATCCAGAGCGACAGTCATACCAGCTACCACCCCAATTTATTGACGGGCAATGCCCACGGAGGATTCAATGATTCAACCAAACTACGATCAAGTGATTTGCCCAAATTGCGTGACCCAGTTCAGAGCCGTCCCTGTAAACGTACAGTCGGAAATTGCAAGTCTTAAAGAAAAACTGGACCTTGCGCTTTGGAAACTAAAACACTTAGATGATGCCGAAGCAAAAGAAAGCATGTATCAAGTCGGCTTATCGCAGGAACGGGAGATCACCAAGCTCACCAAAGACCGCGATATGCTTTTAGCAGCATGCCGCCAAGCTGTCGTAACACTTGCCCACGCGGCTGAAGACAACCCAATCTACCGAGACGACTACAGACGCATGTCGGACGCCATCGACGCAGCCCGGGCCGCATCATGAACCACAACTGCAAAACCATCCTGCAGCCGCCACTGGTGCCAGTCACATCCTGCACCCTGCCAGATCGCGATACCTACGCCGAGCAGCGCCGCATAGTCGCCAGTGACCGTGAAGTCATCGTGCTCAAGTTAATCGCCGACACCCCCGGAATCTCACAAACCCGCATCAGCGCCAAAATCGGCGCGGCGAAGTCTACGACGAGCAAGCTTCTGAAGAGCATGGTGAAGTCAGGGAAGCTCGATGAGGTGAAGAGTCCATCGTCATTACTGGCCAAGAGAAAACATTACCGAATTAAGGAGTTTTTGCAATGAACACAATTGAAGCGATGAAGCAGGCGCTCGCTGCGCTCTCAAATTTACCGCTACACGCACTAGAAGCTCACCAAATAAACGGCCATCTCGCGGCGTGTCTGGATTTGAAAGACACCATCGCCAGCGAGGAAGCGCAGAGCATGGAGCCTGTGATGTACGGAATACAGTTCGGCACAGGCGCCTTTGCATCGTATGCATACCCAAGCAAGGAAGATGCCGAGAAGCTTAGCAGCTGGAGCCACCAGCCAAACAAAGTTGTACCGCTATTCACCCACCCTGTACCAGCCAAGAAAGAGAAAGCGCAGAGCGCGGAGCCTGTTTTCTACTGGAATGGGTTTCGTAAAACCGATGTGCGCGAAGGGTCGAGCCCTTCTTTTTCAGAAGAAGAGAACACCTGGCACGACATTCCGCTATTCACCCACTCAGCACCAAACGATGGAAACTGGTACAAGGCCAGCGACATTGACGCGATGGTGCGAGACATCGACATCGCCCTGAATGGCGAAGACGCGGCACCTCAAGCCCTGTTGTGCGACCTGTTACCGTCGCTCATTGCGCGTTTGGCTGCACCAGCACCAACTGACGAGCGTGCTGCGCTTATTGCAGACGCCACACTAAGCACCACATCACAGGGTACTTTTGACTGCCCAATCTGCGGAGTTAGCAAACCACATTCACACACAACAGGATGCCGTCGCACGCACGAGGAATTCCGCGAACATGGAGCAGTATTTGAAGCTGTAGTGGATTCTAGAATCCAAAGTGGCGCGATTCGCGGAAAATCCAAGTGTGGATTACCGGCTCAATTATGGGCAGAGCGCGAAGCGTGGGGCGCCAACGGTCAGCAACGCTACGTTCTAGACTGGATGCAGGAGCTGTGGGACTTATATCTTGCTGGTGTTTTGTCGCCGCGCGCGGTGCTGGCTGCTGATGCTCGGGTGCCGATGACATGGGGGAAAATCGAGGAAATAGCTCGGTCAACTTCTAATCATTTGGAGTTCGCTAGGCTAGTTGAAATCCACCACGGGATCAAACCATGATTTACATACTTATTTTGTCATGGGCGGTAATGGCGGGAGCTAATGAAGACAGCACGTCGAATTACGCATACCGCCGCTGGGCCGTGGCGATGCAGGAATTCAATACTGCCGGCGATTGCCAGCGGGCTTCCATCGAAGCCAGCCGGATTGCCCCAGGCATTCGCGCTGTGTGCGTTCCGAAAGGCAAGCCATGAAAAAAACAAACCATAAACGCGTCGAGGTTTACACGTACTCCATCCTCGACGAAATGATGGCGAGCCCGACAGCCCCGACGCCAGAGCGCAACAGGGTCTACCAACTGACGCGCATGTGGGAAGGGCTCCACTCGATCGAGTCCGCCAGCGAACCAACGAACGACGACTGGAGCGTGTGCAGCGACGCCGTGAACCTCATGGAGACGCTTGTCAGCCAGGGCATCGTCGTAGACAGCAGTGGGTTGCTTCAAGACGCCGTCGACGGACTGGCGCTTGCCGGGCGCCGCAGCATGCAGGGCAAGACGATCCGGCTCGATGGGCGAGGCATCCAGGCAGTGCGCGCCGTGCTGGAGGACTACGCCGCCTGCCTGGCAGTCTTGCCATACCGCACCATCATCCGATGCCACCGGGCGACAGAGCGGCGCATCCGGGAGATACTCAGAGGGCGAGGACTGCCGCACGACGTGGAAGTGATGGCGCTCTGAAGCGTTGCGAAATCCACACCAGATGTGGTACACCGATGTTATGGCCACATCACGCGACGAGCACACCAAATTCGACAAGACCTGGAAGCCGGAGGTCATCCGCATCGAGATCCCGCTGAAGTCGGTGGTCAACCTGCGCCGGGTCGCCAGTGAATTGCGGGGCCTGGCAAGCAGATTGGACGCCCTCTCGCGCGACGCGGCAGACAGCACGATCCTGCTGGAGGACGCCGCCAGTGCAGCGAGACACACGCAAGCGAATATGCGTAAGATCAGGTCGCCTGGGAGGCCGAAGAAGCTGGGGCATTCACTTCGATGGCCACACAAGATGTAGATGAAGACTTAACGAGTACCACAATGTTGCTTATGCGAATCACCTGTAAATTAGCATGATTCGGCAATAGGTTGCAAGGACGTTTTGAGACAGATTATGGAACCTCCCCCTCCAAAAGCGGGGAATTTTTGATTGGAGTTTTTCATGAAGCGATACATCGGAACCAAGGTCATTCACGCAGAACCAGAAGACCGCCCAGACGAGTCACCAAGCCAGACCGAGGGTTACAAGGTGGTCTATGCGGATGGGTATGAAAGCTGGTCGCCCAAAGACACATTTGAGGAGGCCTACCGTGAGGCGTCCGGGCTTACGTTTGGCTTGGCTGTAGAGGCCTTGAAGAAAGGCTACAAGCTCGCCCGCGCCGGATGGAATGGCAAAGGCATGTTTGTGTTCCTGGTCAATGGCAGCACGTTCAACGTCAGCCGCGCCCCACTCCTTGGCATTTTCCCCGAAGGCACCGAGATCAACTACCGGCCTCACATCGACATCAAAAATGTTGACGGGTCTATCTCGACATGGGTGCCTAGCATCGGTGATGTGATGGCAGAGGACTGGTCGATCATGGACTAAATCCAGCATGGAACCACCTGGTTCCAGTGCAGAAACAACGTAGTCTAGCCCTAGTGAAACCCCTTCCCTGTTCTTCCGGTGACTTACTATTCAAACCCGTAACAGCCGGTTTTTAGCAGGGGAGGGAACACAACATCTAGGCCTATGCTTATCGGGTGACAGTCTGTTGCTTATGCGAACGGAGCCCCCGCCAGCCTGAATCGCCCAACGATATCAGCCGCCTGCACGGAAGCCGCCGTTAGAAAACCCCCTACCAGATGTAGTGGGTAGCGACCCGCCTGAGCCTGCTCAATATTCGACGACGATAAACCCTGAACCGCCAGCCGCGCCGGCCAGGCTTCCCGTTCCCCCAGATAGGAACCAGCCTGCCGCGCCGGCTCCTGAGTTAGCCGCCCCCGCGACTCCCGCTCGCGTTGTCGCAAATGTATTTGCAGCCGTTCCTCCGCCAACGGGAGTCCCTCCGCCATTGGCCGGAACATAGGCTCCCCCGCAGCCGCCAGGACAGCCGGACAGGTTCACGTCGCCGCCTGTCGCCGTTCCACCAGCACCGCCACCCGTCAGGCTGGACGCGCTCCACCAGCCTCCGGAAGAACCTTTTCCGCCGCCACCGATGATCGTGGTGTCGAAAACAGTACTGCCGCCGTCGCCACCAGCCGCGCCGCCCGTGGTGCCTGCAATGCCGCCAGCGCCAATCGTGTAGGCGATCACCTGCCCCGGCGTGACAGCAAGATACTTGACTGCAGCGGCGCCACCGCCGCCACCTGGTCCGCTTGAGTTTGCAGATCCACCGGACTCGCCGCCAGAGCCCCCGCCAGCGCCGACCGCCGTGACCTTCAATCGTGTGATGCCGGCCGGAACGGTGAAGTTCCCGGATGCCGTCAGTACCGTCATCGCCGTGAATGGCGATGGTTCGGCCGCCACCGCCGCCGCAATCTGCGCCGTCACCCCTGCCGCCGTCAGGCCCTCATCCGTCATCGATGCTGGTACTTTTTGCGTCATACGCCTCCCTGTTATCGGGCCGCAGCCCCGTTGAGTTTTTCCACTGTGCGAAGGCCGCCGAGGCCCAGCATGCCAAGCAGGATCGGCATCATTTCGCCGATGTCTGCTGGCGCGATCTGTAACGTGACGCCGGCCACCAGCAGCGCGGCCTTGGCGACGGGAAGCCCGACCCAGTTCCACGCGCAGGCAGCACCGCAGACCCAGCCGATCGCAGGGCGCCAGCCGGACACGAACACGCTCGGGCTTGCGGCCTCTGTCTTGTTGATGTCGATCTGACCCTGCACCACCATCACGGCGGCCGCGAGCTGCTGCTTTTCCTGCTCTGTTTTGTCCGGCCAGATTTTGCCAATCACCGTGTTGGCGAGGTCAGCCACCGATCCGATGCCAGTAATATCCATGTCAAATCTCCATCAGGTTCTTGGCGACGCGGCGTGCCCAGCCCTTGCCGTACACGTCCCAGGTCGAGAGTCGGGTCAGGAAGTCCAGGCGCTGTCCATTGAAGCGCGACACCACCGCCTCGGCGTCCATGCGCTGCACGGCGCGCACAGTGAGCGGCCCTACCCTTCCATCGTCAGCCACGCCAACCGCGCGCTGGAGGAAGCGGATGCTCTGGCCGATACCGGAGTTCACCGCGCAGTCGAACACCTGGAACGCCACGACAGGAGGAAGCTGGTCGCACTGCGCCCTGCCCCAATAGTCGCGCAGATAGATCGCCTTGGCCTGCTCCAGCGTCAATGATGCGATATCCACATCAGGATAGGCCCGCTTCGAGATGCCGAATTTCGTCTCGCCGCCAGGGTCGCGTGGATCGTTGACATAGCCACCCTCGTGGCCGATCAGTACGTTGAATGCTTCGTCGAATGTCATGGTGTGTCCTATGCCAGTTTGACGTGGCTGATGGCCCACGCGATAGCCGCACCGACGGTCCCCGCGATGCCGGACACCAGCGCAATGGCTCGCCATCCGCCCTGGGCTTGCTGCATCATGTCGCGCATCGACTCGACCGTAATCTTGAGCGAATGCACATCGCTGGTGAGCTGCTCAACACGGGCTTCAAGGTGGCCGTAGTCTCGGCGGTCAATGGGGTCATCACTCACTTAGGGTCCTTAGAATTTTGATATTGTTGTCAATAAGTCAGAAGAAACTACCAGAACAAACACGGCCGCAACGCCACCGCCTGCACAGGTCGCCAAAAAGTCCCACGCGTCTTTGGTGTGGGTCGCCGGGTGGTAGGCATCGTAAATCTCCTTTGCTAACGCCAGCAATACGCAGGCGATCAAGGCTTGCGTCATGGATTGGCTTGCGAGGATCATTGACTGAACGATGACGGCGCCACCGAGGGCGTGGGCTTGCTTGTCAAGATGTAATGTTGGTATTTTCATGGATCACATATGCCGGAGCACTCCAGTAATTGTTGCAGTTCCACCGGCTCCATTCAATAATCCAAGCGTCAGGCGTACAAACCCGCCGACATTAGAAACGACAACTGTTTTCCCATGATCTTGTCTGTCATAAACGACATCGGTGCCGTAAATTCTCCCTTGGAAAATATCATTAAAATTTGAATCAACTGTGTTGAATTTAAAGATCAGAAAATTGTAATCGTCATACACGATTTTTGTGTCTATGTATGCGCTGTAATTGACTGTCCCACCCGAGTAAGTAATGTCACAAAAAGGTACTAGCCCAGCAATGCTTCCGCCCTTGCCTGAATACGGAAGATCAATCAATCCGCCAGTGTAGTTTTGCCTGACTTGCGGAGTACCCGTCCCAACGGAATAAATCAATTGTGTGTTTTTTACCTCAACCCCAGTCCCAATTACATATTTTGGGTCGAGGACAGGGCGTGTGCTCGCGGCGTTTGATGCGGTATAAGTCGGAGTGATTTCAACGACACACCGAGCAGCGGTATTTGATGGAATCACCACGTTTTGAGTACACGATACAAAGGCATTTGTGCTATCAATTTCCCCATCAGAAATGGTGTCTCCTCGAACCCCAATCCCACATGAACCAAACCAATTGCCAGATATTTTTATGTTACCGATGCTTGCGTACTGCATATCAATAGCGCAGGTTGAGCAGTATTCGAAATAGCTGTTGATGATCGCCATGGGCTGCACAGCATTGGAGAAGTAAACTCCTGTAATGCACTCTTCGGCACCGCATTTATCCATTACCGTTGCTCGTGTCCCCTCCCCCGGATAGCCGTCTATCAAGAAGCCATAAACCCGTCCGCTGGCGTGTACGTTGTACATACCAATAGCATTGATGGAGGATAGAAACCAATAGCTGGCTTCGGTCGCAACTTTGAACAGCGCTGCATCATCAGAGCGCGAAAACAGGTTTTCGTAAGTGGAATAAAACCCGCGATACGACTTAAAGCTAATGCGGCAATTGCTGAAAACGATATTCTTCAACGAACAGTTTTCATTGAAGTTTTTCAGATTAAATGCTTTGTAGCAGTTAGTAATTCTTCCGTTGATGATTTGGGTGTCTGTGACCCGGTCTACATCATTAGCACTGGCAATGTTTGAAATTACTACCCCGGCGCTGGCATATCCGGTTTCAAACATAACGTTATCAGTGATGGAAAAACCAGACCCAATCAAGGTTGATTTTTTCAGGTCAATGACTACCCCGGACGGAACATAAACGGTGCCAAGCACCTTATAAAATTGCGTATCAAATTCGATAACTCGTGGTACTGCGTAAGGGGTTAAGCCCCACCAATCCGCAACACCTGCTACTGCAAAGTTAACTGCTTTTTGTATGTATTGGGTACAGTCGGTTGTTTGGGTGTTGAATCCAATAGGCAAGAACTGAGAAACATAGATTCTTTTTCTCAACTGAGACTGAACATCCGTTTGAACAGCACCAGTCCCCGCAGGCGTATACCCAACCAGCGATGCCCCATCTGGTCCCGCAATCTCCTGCACGTTTGTAGATTCAGAGTTCGGGCCGATATAAAACACATCCGACGCCACGCTGCTGCCAAACGCCAGAGCCTGCATGTAGCGAGCAAGCACGTTGCTCACCCCCGCGACGGGGGCTACGGAAAACGTCAGAGTCGTCCCCGCCGTCCAGAAGTAATCAATACCAGGCCGCTGGGCCACGCCGCCGACAGAAATATCGAGATTGTTCAATGACCCCGGATTTTCAGACAGCACAAAACTCGTCTGCACCCCGTCTCCGCTGAATAGATTGCTGACAGCCGTACCGTAGGCCACGATCGATGCCAGCGTGCTTGCGTCGAGGTTTTGCAGCTCCGTCCCGGTCGCATTCCAGCCGATGACCTTGCCGGCTTCTGGTGATGGCAACTCGGTGGACACCCCCGCCACGGTGGCAGGCAGCGTCAGTGATCGCGCAGAGATTTCGTCCAGCTGTTGCGTTTGCATGGTGAGAAGGTCGAGAGCGTTCTCATGTGACTCGGCCGGGAACGCGTCGTTTTCAACGTAGTCCGCAAGCTGGGTGAACGGCACGTCGCGCACGATGGTGAGCCGCTCGCCAGATGCCAAGGCTACCACAAGAGTGACCGAGCCACTGGAGCCCCCTGCCCCGCTGACACTGTAGTCGGTCGTGAGCGCCAGAGTGACGTCCAGGCCGTCCGCCGATGTGCGGATCACTTGCAGATGAGAGCTCGCCAGAAACCGAAAACCAACAGTGAACGGCCCCGTGGTGCCTGCTCCGGCGTATGGACCAGAGCGCGAGATTTCGGTTTGAACGGTCACGGCAGCACCTCAAAAATGAATTGAGGCATTCTATCAGTGATGTGGTTTTCACACCACGTTTAACACGCCTCCCCGCTTGAGGAATTTTGTGTTGCTGTAATTGCGCCAGAGTGGATGCGAAGGCTGTTTCGCTTAGGTGCATAGGGAAAGTTGGCGGGCGGATCGGTGAAGCCTGTAAGCACTCAAAAAAAGATTCCCTGAAGCTGCTAGCGGCGCAACCGACTGACTAGCTTAAATAACCAACATGCCGGAGATCAGCACCGGCCACTCTACCCATTTACCGCGCAACCTGAGACGGAGGCATGAAAAACGTCTGCCCGTTGTCCCGCTCCACCCGCCGCTCCATCCGCTTCAGAAACCCAGGGTTCATCGCCTCCTGAATCCGGTGCAGCACCAGGTAATCCAGCGCCACACGGGTGTAGAACAGGTTGGCAAACGGGGTGTTCTGCAGCGCCGCATTAAACGCCGTCGCAGCCACATCGTCGCCCGTCCGAATCCGCGTCCACAGATCAGCCGCGGTGTCCGCCAGATTTGCCACTGGACCAGCCATCGAACCAGACAGCGAGCCCCCCATGCGGTTGAACTTGCCGAACAGGAAGTCCCCGTAGATGCCAAGCCCGCCGCCCTGCACCATCGCAGCAGCCCAGGTGCGCGGATCATCGACAGGCCGCGGGTTCTTGCCACGCAGCAAATCCTTGATCGACATCGCCGCATAACCCATGGCCATTGACAACGCGATGAACGAGGCCAGACCCAGCATGTCGCCCTTGCCGCGCTTCACATAGTCGCCCAATGTGTCGTAGCCACGTCCATACACCTCGCGGCCCAGCGTGCTCTGGATCAGAGCCACCGGAAACGACTTGAACTGCGAGACAAACCGTAGCAGCTCGCCAGGAACGGTACCGGGCTGGGTGCCCCGCAGCATGAACGCACGAGCACGCGCACCGGGCTCGATGACAGCGTGATGCATCCGGTCGATGGTCATGGTGCGCAGCGCCGACGACAGATCGTCCTGCAGGTTCATGATCGCCGCGTCGGTCACCTTGCGGCCCGCCTGGATGATGTAGTTCTCAAGTGCCGCACGCGGAACAGTGCGCAGACCGTCCGGCGTGATGTAACCCCGGCCGTCCGCCATCTGCGTCTTGGCCAGGCGCAGCACGTCCCACTTGCCAGCATCGACGTTGTATAAACCCAACATATCACGCAGTGCATCCGGCAGCTTGTCGAAAGACTTTCCAGAGTGGCTTGACACATAGGCCGAATGCGACAGCGCGTAGCCGTCGCGAAGGGTCTCGGTCCACCAGTTGATGCCGGACAGCTTGAAGAACATCTGCATGGCCGCCGCCGTCTTGCCGCCCAGCAGGTCCGGCGAGTCAAAGCGTGCAAACACCGAGCCCAGCGTGGACTCATGGAACACGCCGAGAGAGTTCAGGATCGCCTGCTTCTCGCCAGCCGCCCGTCCACGGGTCAAGGCGCCGATGCTTTCGAGCGTGCCAGACAGCAGGTTCTTGTCCTGACCAAAGCGCAACTCAGCCGCGTAGTTTGTGAGATCGGTCACGCTGGAGATCAGCATGCCGCCCAGCTTGGACATGGACTGCCAGGCGCGGAAGAACGAGCTGATTTTTGCCGCCGTGGCGTTGCCGGGAATGTTGGCCGAGCCATCGATGGTGGCCAGCAGGTTGTCCAGCTCATTGCGATGCGACAGGAACGCGGACCGGCGCTTTGGATCGCCACGCAGGGACTCGGCGTAATCCTTGAACAGCCGCTCGGCAGTGGCCTGCGGGTTGGTCCCCAGCAGCTTCAGCAGACCGGCAGACTTGGCCGCATGATCCAGACCGCCCAGCACGGACTCAGCCAAACGGCCCTGCCCGAACTTCTGGTTGTACTGGTAGGCCGAGTCACCATCCTTGAAGTACAACACGCGGGACTGAGACTCCTTGCGCGCCAAGCTGGAGCCAGCGCCGAACGCCTGCAGGTCATCCTCGCCAGCTGCCGTTTTCATGTGCGAGCCAGCCGCGAAGTCGTCGTAAACCCGCGTCAGGAAATCGTCAGCAGAACCATCGAAGTCGCGCATGGAACGCTTCAGGTCTAGCAAGGGAAGCACTGCCTCCTTGTAAGCCTTCTCCCCAGCGTTGCGGATTTTGAACATATCGTGCGACTGGCGGACGATGTAGCCCTGCAAGTCACGAATCCACGCGCCGAACCGGTTGCGGGTGTTGCGCGCGTCGCTCTGGTACTTGTTGACGATCTCCGCAATGGCCACCGCCTCCTTGGGCAGTTTCTCATTGCCGGCGCCGTCTTTCGCCAGGTTGTAGAGCGCAGCGTAGGCGTCCCGGTCAAATTCGCCGGACGCGAAGGCCCGCATCAACCCCTGCTTTTCCAGATCGGCGATCATTCCGCCCAGCCACTCGCCCCGAAAGTTCTTCTGCTCGGACTCGACCGATACCCTGCCCCCTGCCCGCTTGCGCTCGGTACCGACCAGCAGGCCACGGAAGCCCTCGAAGTCCAGGCCAGCGTCGCGGAACTGGTTTACGTAGGCGGTGGCCTTCAGGCGCACGTTCATGTTCAGCTTGGCATTGCGCTTCTCGATGACGGCAGCCATTTCGATGTTGTTTGCCAGCGTGTCAGCCGCCTGCATGGCGTCATACTGCATACCGGTGGCCATCTCGTCAGCGGCCAGGGCGTCGCGCGCCGATCGGGTCATGCCGCGCAAGCCCTTCACCTGCTTGCGAAGCTGGAACAGCAGGTCGTTGATTTCCTGCGGGCTGATGTCCGGCATGGCTGCACGCATCGCCGCCGTGGCCTGGGCGTCATTCTCCAGCTTGTCTGCCGCCGAACGCAGCACAGAGGCGTAGCCCTTGGCGCGCTTCACCGCGTCGTCGTAGGGTTTGAGCTCGTCCTTGGTTGTGGATGGGTCCGGGGTTTCGCCGCGGGAATAGGCGAACGCCACATCGGGCGCGTCCTGCTTGCGAGCCGCATCATGCAGCGCCGCCACAGCCATGGCGCGGAAGTCAGCCTCGGTCAGTTGAACCCGCGTGCGCTCCTTGCCGTCGGCCTCCTTCACGGTCTCCCGCGCGAACTCAAACGTGCGATATACCCAGGCCCGCACTGCCGCCATGATGCGCTGCACGATTGGTAACTCGGGAGCGTGCTGCACCAAGTAGGCAAGCTGCTCCTCTCGCACTAGATCAGCAGGCGTTTCCTTGGGTACGCGTGAGCGCGCCGCCTGAGCCCAATCTTCACCGCGACCGATGGCGTCGTCCAACTCACGCAGCACGGACCGGAACACGTCGGTGCCGAGCATCTTCTCCATGCCGACGTGGACGCCAACCTCGTGCAGAAGGATGCCGCGGGCCTCAAGCTCCGACACGTTGGAGGCCACCACGTAGACGGTGCCGTCCGGCGCTGTCGCTGCCTTCACGTCACCAGGGTGTGGCCCGCCTGGGATTTCGTCGGGCGTCGCCACCAGCTTGATGCGGCCCTCTTGCATGAGCCGCTCGGTGCTGGCCCCGAAAGACTGGCGCAGGGATTCGGTCAGAGTGTCAGGAGTGGACACCTTCTCCGGATCAACCGCCTCCCGGCTGTACTTAAACGCCTGATCGCCCGCCGCCACGGTGTCCGCCAGCAACACATCGGCATCCGCCAGCGCGTCCTCGGCATCCTTCAGCGCATGCCACTTCGGGGCCGCGTCCACGCGTGCCTGCACATCAGCCGACGCGTCAGCATCCGCCACAGATACCTGATCAGGCTCGAAGTTCCGGTCCGCCGCCGCCTTGGCGTCTTCAATGGTGTGGGTGGCGCGATCTGGGTCGAGGCCGATCACCGCATCAACATCCACATCGCGGCCGTCCACAGACTGCGCCACGGACGCACGCAGGGCCGCCTCGCGGGTTTCAGGGGCCAGGCCAGCTACCACCTCGGTAGCGCTGTCAGGGCGCGCCTCGGCAGCCGCAATGGCATCCTCCAGCATGCGTGTCTTGTCAGGGGCTGACGCTGCGCCAAACATGTCGGACTGCTTGGGGTTGCCTGCCTCGTTCAGCCGATCGGCGAACCCTGTGATGGCATCCATGATGCGCCGCGGGCTTTGAATGTTGCGGCCCATGAAGTCCAGCAGCATGGTGGCCTCGGGCGTCAGGCCATCGCCAAACGCGTCGAGCTGAGCCAGGTATTCAGACACCTTGCCGCCCTGCCCGCGAATCTGGTTGTACTTCTCAACCGCCTGCTGCAAGTCGGACGCAATGTCCAGCGGGTGCAGATCGCCAGCCGCAATGGCCGCGCGTGAGTTTGCCACCACCGGAGCGGTGCGCCCCAAAGCCAGCGCCAGGTTGCGGGAGCCAGGATCGACAGCCTCGATCAACCGGGCCAGCACGGGCGTGTCGCCGTAGGCCTTGAACAGCATGGCGCCATTGAGCCGGCGCAGACCTTCAGGCGACAGCTTTCCGTCCGAGTCCATGATCGAGTTGCGCTTGTTGTCAGGCTGGGCCTCAACCCATTTACGGATGGCGACCCGGTTGTCAGCGTTGTTGATGTCGCCGTCGGCAGAGACCGACAGGCGCGCATCGCCCAGGCGTTCAGCGTCCACCTTGGCCTGCTCCAGCGGGCTCATGTCGGTGGCGCCGCCTTCGTTCGACAGCATGGCCGCGCGCTTCACATCGACCTCGCGCGTGAACTGGCGCACCAGCACGGGCTTGCTCATGCCACGTACAGCGTCCACATCGATTCCAAGGTCAGTCAGGCGCGCTTCAAGCGCAGCCCGGTAGTCGCCGCCCTTGCCGATCTCGTAGGCCTTGTTGATGAACAGCGTGCGCCCATTGCCTCCAACGATGCGGCCATCAGCAGCCAGGGTCGGTGCGCCGATGTCCATGACCGGCGAGTCCCCCAGCACCATGGCCGGGTCGAGCGCATTGGCCCGTGATTGAATCTCAGCCTGGTATGCCGGGCGCGAACGGTCTCGGAACTGGTTGTCGGCCTTGTCCACGGTGGCCTGCAGGGTGTCAGCCTCGACCACAGACCAGCGCGCGGGCTCGTAGGCGTCGCCCACCTTGACGCGAGTGTCCAGGCCAGCAGCAGCGCCAGCCAGAGGCGCCGCGGTGTCCATCGATGGGTTGGGTGTGACCATGGTCGCAGGACTGCCGCGCCAGGATTTCAGGGCATCAGCCCCAGCCCCACCGATCACATGCAGTCCACCGCCGAACGCAGTGCCAAAGGCGATGTTGGCCATGGAGTCCAGCGCGCCGTAGTCGTCGCCAAGCTGGCCCCGGCCATAGGAAAATGCGGGTTCCATAACAGCCGTTGAGACTCCCGCATCAATCGCGCCAAGACCAGCCCGAGCCCCCGCCCGCGTGAGAGCCGATTCAGCCATGACCGCCGCCTGCAGCCCACGCGCCGCGCCGATTACGCGAGTCCATGGTACAAAGGCGGTCGCCAGATTGATGGGGTCCACGATGCCAGCGCCGAACATCGCGCCGCCACGAACGACAGAGCCCATGTCCCAAGGCGTGCGCTCCCGCACGTCTTTGACGGCAGCCAGCTCGCGTTGGCGCGATACGATGGTGCCCCACTGCCCGGCTGTGTACTGGCCGTCCTTGGGGGTAATGTTCAGCTTGACGCCGCCGCCGTTGGTCTTGGCGTAGTCCTGAGCCTCAACCGCTGAGAGCCGCTTGGTGCCGTCATCGCTTCGGCTGTCCCACCAGTCCTTCGCAACCGGGCCGTAAGACTCCAGCCAGGACTCGCGCACGGAGGCGTTCAGTTTCGACCCAAACGAGGGCTCAAAGTCCTGCAGTGAAAACGAGTTCGTGCCCTGGTCGTCTGTGCCGAGATATTGCATTATTTGGTTCCTGGATAAGTTACAGAGCCAGACGCTTGGCGCCCGCCTCCTTTTGATACGCGACCGGCCAAATCAGCCCATGAGTAGGTCACGGGATTGCCGCCACGGGTCACGCGGCGGCGCACGCCGTCCGCCCCCTGAGCATAAAGCGTCAAACCCCGATCATCGTCGCTGGCGAACCAAACCGGGCGAGATTTCACGGTGTCCTGCCACTCGGCCGCCCGTGCTTCAGGTGTTCGCGCTCCCACCAGATCAGCCGGCACATCGATGCCTACCATGTCCTTGTCCAGCATGTGCTTGGCGCCACGCTTGGTGGCCGACAGATCAACCGACGCAGGAACGCGCATGGTTTCGTCGAACTGGTAGTGACCCAGCAGCATCTTGTGCGCCTGCGATACCGCGTCCTTCGGGCTGGCCCCGCCGACCATGAACGAGTATGCGATTTTGCGCATACTGCCTTCGTAGGCATTCACGACACCCGCCGCCTGCTCGCTCATCATGGGCACGGCCTTGGCAAACTCCCCCATCTTGTCCGTGATCTGGTCCTTGACGTCCTTTTGACCAGCCGCGTCGATGCCTTGCGCCAGATCGGCTTCTTTCACACGGGCCAGTCGAGAAACAGTCTCGCGCGAGGATTGGCTCGGAAGATTGGGGATCAACAGCAGTTCACCACTGATTTTCCCGGCCTTCACCAGTTCGCCGAACACCTTGGGAAAGAACCCGCCGTACTCAGCCTCAAGCCCGGCGATCAGGTTTGCGCTGTCCTCCGGCTTTTGTGAGGAAATGGCCCGCTTGGCGATCGCGTCGGCTTGCGCTGGCGTCAGCACTTGCGGCGACTGGATGCCAAGACGCTGCTGCTCAGCCAGGCTTTCGCGCACGAACTGCTGCACCAGACCGGGCCGCTGTTCAGCCGGCGTCTGCGGGTTGTCGATCACTGCGCGCTGCCGGGAGAGGCTTTCGTTTGTCTTGACCGCGTAGCCAGCTGGGTCGTCCTTGCGCGCCTGCAGCACTTGGTGGGCCGCCTGCACGCGAATGTTCCGCCGTGCGTCCGCCGATGCGTAGCCGGCACCAGGTGTGGGTTCAGAAGCGCGCACCTCGGCGGCGATCTCGCCTTCAGATTGCGTTTTGAATTTCCCGATGTCCTCGCCCATTTCGCGGGACGCCATGTACTCGTCGTGCATGCGGACCGCGTCGGGGCCATAGGCACGGGCGAAGAACTCGGGCTGCAGCTCCTGCGGGTCCACCATGCCATCCTTGTGCATGGCCACGGCATCGCTGACAGCGCGATCGGCCGACGCCTTGAACGTGGACTCGGCCTGCTTCAGCAGCATCTCGGCGTGGTTCTTCATCTGGATTTGCTTCTCGTAATCCAGACCGGAGAACGTTGCTGGCTGCGTGACGTCAGCCTGCCCCGCATACCGGGCGCCATCGCCAGGAGGAGCGCCGGGTGCAGCCGCTGTGCCGGATCGTCCGGTTTCAGCCTCGGCCATGCGCCGCATCCAGGTCCCGCGATACTTTGCGTTCTTGGGGTCTTCGAGAAGCTTCTCGTAGTGAGCACGCCGCAGAGCGTTGAACTTCACCGGGTCGCCGCCTGACGCATCGATCCACTTCTTCGCGTTGGCCGGGCCTTGGTTGACCGCCGCGTCCATCGCGGTGCCTTGCAGTTCTGGAGGCAGGTTGTCGCCACCGATCTTGTCCCAGTAGCGGGTCTTGTAGAGCTTGGCCGCCTCCGCCTTGGTGAGGTTCTTCACATCGATATCAGGGTTGTGCCCCTGATTGATGCCGAAGTTCACGGGCGCGCCATTGCCTCCGTCCTTGGCGTTGTAGCCGCCCTCGTGCCGGAACACGTCCGCCATGACAGCGTCGAAGCCGCCCCCTGCCGCGCGCGCTTTAGTAGCGCCGGCAGCACCCGCTACCTTGAACTCGCCGAACCGATCACGGTACCAGCCCGCGGGGTCGCGCTCCATCTGCCCCCGCTCAACCGCCATGGAAAGCTGGGCCTTGTACTTGGTTGCCGCGGTGATCTTGTCGGCCTCAGTCAAATCCGAGCGCGCGATCATGGGCTCCATGCGGCGACGGTAAATCTCGTCAAGCCGCTTGGGGTCGTTGAACACAACGTTCTCGTCAGCCTGCATTCCCGCAGACGTGTCGGCATCCAGCTTGGCGGTGGTCGCCTTCTGCTGGTAGGTGAACACGCCAGTCTGCAGGCGCGACTTCATCCCGGCAGCATGCTGCTGAAAGTATTTCTTGGACGCGTCGGTCGGCAGCTTCTCGGTGTTCTGAGTGGCCCAGGTGTCAAACTCCTTGCCGATCGTTTCCCGCAGATCAGGGCCGCCAACCGTCCAGCCCTGCGTCGCCTTGGTGACATTCTCCTGCCAGTACACGTCGCCTTGAGACAGGATGTTGGACACCTGCACGGAAGCTGCGTCCTCCGCTTTCTTCTCCGCTTCCTTGGCCTGCTGGACGTCAACCCGCATCAAGGTCGAAGCCAGCCCCATGCCCTGCTGACCAAGGCCCTGCATGGCCCGCCCGATGGCGTCATCTGCCTGGTTGTTGGTGTTGGCGCGAGCGCCCTGCATGTCGCCCTGCACCATGGCCTGGCGCTGGTATGTTGGTATTGAAGCCATTGGTTATTTCTTTCCAGCGTAGTACGAGCTGCCGCCATTAAGCAGCGATCCTGCCGCGTTTAGATAGCCCGCCGTCTGTGCGGACTGGCCCTTCTTGCGCTCGGTCTGAGCGCTGAACGCCCCGATGGTCGCCTGGTCGTTGAGACCGGCTGCTTTAAGCTGCCCTTCATACCGGATCGCGCCGGCGTCAGACTCGATGTTGAAAATCGACTGCCGCAGCAAATCGCTGTTGAGGCCAGCGCCAGCACTCGCGGACTCCGCAAGCTGTGAGCCGATGATCGAACGAGCCTGCCTGCGCTGGTCGTCTTCCTTGACCGACGCCATGGAGGACGCCTGCACCGCATGCGCTCGATCCAGCGCCGCGTTGTATTCAAAGGCCTGAGCGTTGGCCTTGGCCGCTTGCTTTTGCGCCTGGCCGGCCTGGATCGCCCCAAGAGCAGCCACGCCGGCTGCAACCCACATGAAACTCATAGCACTACCCCCTCGATTTGGTTGACTTGAGAAGCGCGGAGCAACACGTCCTCGGTCGGCTCCACGACTTCCGCCTCGATTTTGTCCAGGTCCGTTTCTTGCGTGACGTGGTACGTGGTCCACACCGTGTCAGTGTGGGTGTAGCCGATGCGCTTGGTGCCGGGCTTGGACACGTACTTAAACGGCGCGCTGATGCGCTTCATACCTTCCTCGGTCCACACCGTGATATCGCCCATCTCTAGGACGTTCAGATGCTCGGTCTTGTGCGTGCGGCCGGTCAGGAATGTGCCTGCAGGAATGTGCAGCTCGCGAGAGTACAGGCCAGGGGCGAAGTTGTGCACCGTCGTCAGCTCGTCCTTGATGCTGGGCAGGCTGGCGAGGAACGCCTCGGCTGCAAATATTTGCGCGCGCGTCGGGACATCTGGCAGCGCCAGCAGCGCACTGCAGTCAACTTCTTCACTCATAGCTTAACCCTCGAATATAGAAAACAATTGCCGCCATCAGGTCGGTAGGCCCGCATGGGCTCCGGCGTCTCGCGCTGGAACCCAAGCATGGTCAGCCACCGAGCCCCGGCCACGAAGCCCTCGTCGGCATAAGCCTCGATGCGCCTCCATTTTGCGCCAGCCAGAAACCCAGCGACGGCCTTGTGGATGCCAACCATGTTCCGGCCTGCGTCCTTTGAGATCAGCGCCCAGGCCATCGCTCTATTGTCCCAAATTTCCACGCAGCCCGAGCAGCCAATCACGCGGTCTCCGTCGATGGCCGAGAACGCATAGGGCGACTGCGCCAGCATCCTCCCGTAGTCCTCGCCAGAGATATCGCCCACGAAATACCGCTGGGCGTCCTGCAGCTCCAAAGCGCGCACATGCTCAGGGCGGAAGGCGACGATCCTCATCGCGCGTCTGCCGTCGCAACTTGCGGCATAAGCCCCAGCAACGTGACTGGCGTCGGCTGGTCATTAACGAACATCAGGTACGCGTCGGTGTTGTAGCCTTCGGGCCACGGGACCACCTTATCGCCAGAAAACAACGGTACAGGCGCGCCCATGGGATCGCTGGCCGTGCGCAACTGCAAGGCGTCCATGTTGTCCTCGGACGAGCCGTAGCGGCCACCGCCAGTGTCCAGGAAACGGAGCACCGCCTTGTGGATGCGCTTGGTCTTGCCCTGCGAGGTGCCATCGGACGCGCCAGCCTCAAGCCTCATCGATCGGTACTTGCAGGGGCAGGGAAGCCCGATGTTCACCACGGACGCTGAGCGCTGCAGGGTGATCGAGCCGCCTGTGACGACGCGCTGCGGGTGAGGCGCGCCATCGGTAAGCACATCGACAGTCATGCCCTCCAGATGCCCAAGTCCGGCAATCACGGTGACTGGCGTGCCGTCATAGGTCAGCCCAGAATCCACGTAGAATGCCGACGCTTGGGTATCGCCATCGCGCCAGGGCCGCTCCATGTATTCGACAAACCGCTTGGTCACGCCGTTGATCGTGCGGCGAACCACCAACCACAGCTCGGAGTGGTCGCCTTCAGCCGCAGGCATGACCGCCACGGACTCGACTACGCCGTCGCCGCCGATCGGGTGACGATGCCAGCCGCGCACGTCCTGCTCGCTGTTCCAGGTAAAGCCCAGCAGATTGCCGTCGGCGCGGATCGCCCACACGATGGGGTTTGGCTCCTGCGCGAAGGCCATCTGCACCAGACCGGATGCCGTGATGTGCTCGGCCAGGACGGTCGCGTCGGTCGACTTGTATTTGTACGAGATCGTGTCGTAGGTGACCTCGCGCGCCTTTAGCCCCGCGCGCTGCACAAACAACAGCGCGTCGCCGTTCTTGATGGGCGGGATGGCGCGGCTGCCGTAGCCTGAAATCAGCTTGGCCTTGACGTTCCCCGGCGCCAGCGCCTTGCCGTTTTGCAGCTCGCCCACAGAGAACTCGCCGCCAGCCGTGCCACAGAGCAGGTCCTCGTCGCCCACCATCCACTGCACGTCGTTGATGCGGCCCGACACCAGGGTCACGCTCATGGCCATGTCGTCGGTGACCTGCCCGAAATTCAGCGGGCTGTAGTCGGTGAAGTCGGCGGACACCGAGCCCCACAGGTACTGCTTGCGGCCCCACCACAAGCGCTCACGGAAAAACGCCACGTCGGTCGGCCAGCCCTGCACGGATGACCATTCGCCAAGCGACCAGCGGGTGGTGGCATTGCCGACGAGCACGACCTGAGATGGCAACCGATCCACCACGTCAACCGTGACGACCGTGGTGGAGGTGAAACCGGTGATGCGGACATAGCCATAACCAGGATCACGGAACTGCCACTGTACGCCGGTGTCGCCGTCATAGAGGGCACCCTCGGAATGGACCGGCTTGGCCGTCCCGGTGGTGGCCGCGTTCAACGCCTCGTAGGTCTTGGAGTCCGAGCGCCGACGCGCGCTGGCCCCAATGGCCTTTGACACCTCCCACGCAGGGATGGCGTTCAGGTCTTTGGATTCGAGCCGGACCAGCGTGCCTACCATGGCCGCCGTGAACACCGCCGCGGAGGCAGTGAGCGTGATGCCGGCGCCAGTCTCGGCCGACGCATACATGGTGGTGGCGGTGTCGTTCAGGGACTGCCAAGGGCCGCCCTTGCTGGCGAACAGCGAGATCGAGAACGATGTCGCGCTGGTGCGCGCAATGGTGCGCTGCTGGTAAAGCCCGTGCGCAATGTAAAGGTTGTCGCCAGACTGAGCAAAACGCAGCCGCGGCGTGCCATCGGTGTTGTAGAGGTCGGCCTCGGTATAGGGTGTCACAACTTCGACCGGGACGCCCGGCGACGACTCCAGGATGCCGCGCACCTTGGTAACCTCGTCCCAGGTGTAGAACCGGCAGTAGAGATGGCCGAACTCCAGCATGTAGGCCTGATCGACCGAGAACTCGAAGGGCTGCAGCAGGACGCGTTTGGCGCTGTCCTTGACCTCTCCCACGAACCGGGTGCCGGCCCGGCGATCGAGCGGCCCCTGCACGGTCGGAATGAAGTTCTCCAGGATGGATGCGCCGTTGGGATACTTCGCAAAATCAATCCGCGCGCCCAGCTTGGGGCTCAGCTCGCCAGCATTGAACGAGCCCGACATGGGGCTTGCCTTGCTCATAAGCTGAACCCCGAAGGGTACTGCGTCACGTCCAGCGTGGTGCCGGGCACATAGTCGCCACCTCGCGCATCGAGCCACGAACCCTGCGGCAGTTCGTCGGGTGGGTTTTCGATGGCGTCCTGGCGCGTCGCCTCGGACATGGACATCTTGTAAGCCTCGACCATGCGCGCGTATTTGGTTTCAGACTGCGTGAGCACCTCGCACGCCTCGACCGCCAGCTTGCAGGCCAGCGCCTCGGAGAACAGCGAGTCGAACAGGCCGGGGTTTGTGACGCGCATGACGTAGCGCAGCTTCAAAGGGGCCTCGATGTTGGTCAGGATGTTGCCAGCCTCAACGGACCACAGCCCGACCTGCGTGCCAGAGCGCACATAGATGTCGTTGACCTGCACCAGGGCGAGGTAGTCGGACGGCAACGGGTACTGGTAGGCGTAACCCCAGGCCGGGGCGTCAGCGAGAGCCGGCAGACTGGTGCGAGCGATAGCGAATTTCCAGCGATAGCGCCGCAACTCGGCGTCGAGCACGTCGTCAAACATCTGGTTGATGGTGCGCGCCTTCTTGTTGTCGTCTGTCAGGAGCAGGATTCGGTCCTCCCCCAGCTTTGTCAGCGCGCGATTTGCGATGGAAACTTTGGATGCCATGGTGCGAAGTCCTCAATGTGGGTTTGATTTTCGCACCAAACGCACCAAGGGTCTAGCGCCGTCGCAGGAAAACGCTGCCGCCGCCGCCCGTGAGTGTCCCTGTGTACTCGACGCCGGTCGGCCCGTACTGCACACCGAGCTTCACGTCAGCCGGTGTTGGCCAGACCATGCCGCTCTTGGTGATGATGATCGAACTGCCGACATAGGCATACAGACCCCCGGATGCCGTCAGCGCGCGGCCTCGGTAGAGGTTCACGCTTTGACCTGTGAGTGAGTAAGAACCGCCAGCCGCCGACAGCTTGCGGTTGCGCGAGAGTGTGGCCGGTTGCCCACTCAGGCTGTAGGCCCCGCCCTGAGCGATGAGGGTGTAACCCACGGCACCCGCGGTGTAGGTCAGCGTAACCAGCTGTCCAGCGAATGCGTAAGCCCCGCCAGAGGCCGACAGAAGCTTGGACCGCCGCAGCACAGCAGCCTGACCAGCGAGCCCGTAAATACCCCCAGATGCCACGATGCGCTTGGACCGCAGGACAGTGGCGCTTTGGCCCGTCAGCGAATAAGCCCCGCCACTTGCGGTCACCAGGCGCGAGCGCTTGAGGACTACGGCCTGCCCAGCCAGCGCGTAGGCGCCAGCAGATGCCGTCAGTCGTTTGGAGCGAAGGAGCCCCGCGCTTTGGCCGGAGAGCGCGTAGGTTCCACCTTGTGCCGTGAGCGTGTAGACGCCCGCGGAACCGGTGGAGGTGTCAACGATCTCCGTGTCGAACCAGGCCGCGGGTTGAAGCTCGGCGTCAAACCAAGCGTCAGGCCGAAGCTCGCCGTCGAACCAGCCGAGCAGCGCCATGGGTTAGCCCACAGGGGGGATGAAGCTCACGCCATCAAACAGCCAACCGATGTCCTCGTCGCCAATCCGCCCGAACAGCAGGTGGTCGGGATACATGGCCTGCACGGTTTCCCATTGGTCTGGCGTGATGCTGACGCAGATATCGACAACCCCGTTGATGGTACCAATGATGACCATGTCATTTCTCCATCACAGCCAGGCTACCCGAGAAGAACGTGGCCGTGGCCGCACTGCACAGAATGTTGTGCAGCAGGCACGAGCCATTGAACAAACGGATGCCGGGCGAGCCGATCAGCTTGGGGGTGCTGACGTTGACCACGGCGGTTCCGATCGTCGATATGTCGCGGCAGATCATCAGCGAGATCGCGCCGGTCAGCAACGTCGTGGTGAGCGTGCAGCTTTGAATGGACTGGACACCAGTGTCGCCAGCCGCCAGCTGGAACCAGATGATGGTGCCGACGACTGCCGTGGCGGGGAGCTGTGAGCCTGCGATGGCTGACAGCGTGGCGACGCGAGAGCCGACGCCCTTGCTGTTCGTGTATGTGACCGTGATGCCCGCATTGGCTGCGGCGTTGGTCAATACCGTGGTGACCAGCAGTGCGATCGTGCAGCCTTCGCCCGCTGTTGTGCCGTTGATGTCGCGTGCTGGCAGTGTTGGGGTCGTGATGGCCTGCGCCGTCGTCGTCGTGACCACCAGGCCGCTGTTCACCCACAGCACATCAAAGAAGTCGTTGGTGTGGTTGACGCTGGACGCCATCTCCAGCGCAGTCAGGTAGTTGGCGCCGGTTGCTGCGTTGGGAATCGGGATGCAGCCATAGTCGGCCGCGGTCGTGCCGTCCGTGACGCGGCCATTCACACCAGGCGTACCGACAGCCCAGGCGCCGGGATAGCCAGCGTCCTTGCTGGTGCAGTACCAGCAGCCGATCACGTCTGGCGCGGTGCCGGTCTTCATGAACGGGATCGACTTGCCGCCGTAGCTGCCCAAGCCCGCAGCCGGGTACTCGGCGCCCTGGCTGTCGCGGTGGACCCACGATCCGTCCTCGCGGTAGCCCATATTTTCGCCGGGGAGCAGCACGAACTGCATCAGCTCGACCGCGTTAGTGCCGTCAGTGTGCTCGATGCCGACCACGCAGCTTGTGCCCGCGCTGTTGTTGGTGACGTAGATCGCCTTGACGTTGCGCTGGGTGCTGGCTGCTGGGCTGGCCACGATGGTGGTCGTCGCCGCGGTGGTGATGCGGGTGTTGGTGCGACCCGGCGTGATCGTGGTGCCACTCACGTCCACATACGACGTGTGCACCTCGATGGTTGTCGTTGCCGTGCCCGTGGTCAGCCGGACCAAATCGCTAGTGGAGGTGAGGAGCAGCATGGCTTTATGTGATCTTGAACACGCCGACAGTGGCGGTCTGGTCGAGGTCCACGGTCACGGTCTCGCCAGCGGCCACAGCCTGCGCCGAGCCATAGTCCCAGTAGCCCATCACGGTACCCTGGGCGCCTTGCAGTACGGTCTTGTTGACCAGCAGGGCGTAGCGGAACGTGAAGCCGCCACCGGAGCCCGTCCAGACGGAAGGATCGGCCAGCACCAGTACGAAGTCCGAGGCGTTCATGCCGGATGACGTGGTGCTGACGTTGGCGCCGCCTGCCGTATAGCCGCCAGAGGTGGCTAGATCGGTGGTGCCCGAGGTGAACACCTTGGAGGCAGGGACAGACGCGGACAGGGCGATGGCCCACTGATCCGTGCCGGAGTTGATGCCTTCCGCGAGGTCTTCGTTCGCGGTGGTGACTTTTACATAGGATGTGGTCGGCATGGCTTACCCCTGCAGCTTGGCGAGATAGGCGCGTGCGTCCGAAGCCCGAAGCTCCAGATCAGCCACCTCCAGCGCCAGCTTGTCGCGGGTCTCGGCCACCGACAGTGCCCGCGCTTCAGCCTCCAGAACGATCGTGTCGGCCTGGGCCTTGGCCCGATCCACCAGCGCGTCAGACGAAGCCAGAACCAAGTCTGCCTTGGCGTGCGCCGCGGCCAGCACTTCATCCGCTGCGGTCTTGGCATCAGCCGCCACCAGGAGCGCGTCGATGTTCGCATCGAGCAAGGCTTTCTCAGCCCGCGCGATCTGCGCAGCCGCGTCGGCAAGCTTGGGGGTCACGGCAGCCAGAGCCACCTCAGCCTCAAGCCGGGCCTGTTCGATGGAGCCCACGGCCTCGAAGGCGTCGGCCAGTTCCTTGACGGCAGCAAAGCCGCGCAGGAGGCGACGGGCGTCGTCGGCTGCTTGCAAATAGGTGTTACTCATGGTCACTCCCGAGCCAAAAGGATTACAGAAACGCTCGTCGTGCCATCGCCAGCCGTGACGCGGGGGCGCACCCGGTAGGTTGCCTCGCAGACGATCTCGATTTTGGACGTGCCGAAGTTCAGGTCGTTGCCCTGGGCGTCGGTCAGAGGCGAGTAGTTCACGCCATCATTCGAGCCCTCAAAGGTGACGACACCGCCCACGCCGAAGACGCCGGTCACCTGCACGCTCTTGTCGGCATATTGGGAAAACGGGATGGCGTCGCCGTCGTCGCCGTTCTGCAGAGCATTCCACGCCACCAGGATGGTGCGGGAGTTCTTGGTGTCTTGTCGCGTGTGCGCAATCGTTGTCATGGGTGCCTCGCTTGGTAAACAGGCTCCGAGTGGAGCCTGCTGTTAGATGATCGGTTCGTCGTCGTCGCCGGCAGGGTCGGGCGTCTTGCCCTTCCCCTTGGGTTTAGCCGGCTCTGCCTTGGGAGGCTCGGCCACTGGCTTGAACCAGCTGCCGGTCACCCCTTCAGGCACGTCGAACTCGTCGCCAGGCTCTCGAATCCATCCGAGGTAGCCCTTTTCAGTTGCGACGACTTTCATGATCAAGCGACGGTGAAGCCGCTAGGGTAGGACGTGTTGGCCTGGACTTCGCTTCCGAAGTAGGCGTCCACGGTACCGCCAGTCATGACGCCAGTAGCGACACGGTAGGCGATGCGCAGGTAGCGACGCAGGCCAATCGGGAAGCGGGCGCGAACCTGGGTGGTGTTGGCCGTCAGCGCGGCCACAGCCGTCACCGGGCTCAGTACATTCACGTCAGCCCACGAGCTGTTGTCAGCGGAGTCCTGCAGAACGATCTGCAAGGTGCCACCAGCGGCAGTCGTGAAGGCCGCCACGGTACGCACGAAGACGTACTGCTCTTCACCCGCGCCCACGTCAGCAGCAGCGCCGGTGTCGTACACGTTGGTGGAGGCGGTATCGCCGAGCGCAGTCACGGCCTGAGCCGCGGAGAGTTGCATTTGAGAGTCAAGGATCATGATGGGTTCCTCAGTAAATTATGGGGATCAGACCACGCGAGCTTCAGTGCTCAACAAACGATCAACCGTGCGGACGGGGATGCCCAGGAAGGTCGTGGTGCCGTTGTTCACGGAACCAGGGGCGACCGTGCCGAACTGGTTGATGGCGGGCTGCACGGCCAGCGCGGCGTTTGACTTGTCCAGAGCGGCGACGCCCAGGTATTCCTTCACGGTGCGGGAGGCGTAGAACACCGGACGGCCCATGCCCATCATTGGGATGCGGGCCATAGCGCGGATCATCGTCTTCATCAGCGAGGTCGAAGCGGTGGCGGCCTGCGTGCCGGTCTGGCCCACGAGGTCGGACACGTCGATGTTGGCGATACGCACAGCATAGCGCCAGTCACGCACGGCCAGACCGCAGTCCCAGCGCCACAGATCGGACACGGCGCGGTAGCGGTTGTTGCTGCCGTCGAAGGCGTCGATCTCGCCGAGGTCCTTGTGCTCAAGACCGGCAGACGAGCCCTTCGGATAGATGCCGGTGATGGTGTTTTCACCCCACACGACCAGCCACACCGAGGTGTTGTCAGTGCCGGTGCCGCCAGCGTCGATGATGTTGCCGCTCGAAGGGATCGAGACAGACAGCGAGTTGTAGCGCGGCGTCAGGCCGGTGAAGCGCTCAGGGTTCACGGAAGTGTCGCCATAGATCAAGGCCTCGCCGAGAGCCTGGTTCATGCCCTCGATTTCGGACATGGCCTCAGACATGCGGAAGGCTGCCGTGTTGCCATTGAGGCCGGCGACCTTCACGTCGATCTCGTTGCGCGCTTCCAGGAAACCGCAGGTGTCAACGACCTGAGCACGCGTGCTCTTGGACGGAGGAACGCCGCCGTACAGCTTGCGCCAGGTGGGGGTGGGGATGCCGGTGCGGACGGTTGACTGGTGACCGGTGGGCAGATTGCCCTCGATCCAGGTCATATCCTGCAGGACTTCATTAGTCTGGTTCAGCAGCTCGATCGTCGAGGCGACGGAGCCATTGGGGTCGATGGACTTGGCGAAGTCATTCAACGTGACCGCGCCTGCTTTGCTGGGGAGTGTTGCCATTGTGTAGCTCCAAGAGAATGTTACGGGGTCACTCGATGCAGTCGCGCGGCCTGTACCCCGCTTGGGTTTTTAGCACCGTGGTGAGAAAACCACATCAATCGACTGGGAATGTACCCGAAAAGCCACACGCCATCAATGCAACGCCTAAAAGAAAAAAGCCCGGACTCAGCCGGGCCTTGTTGCGTGATTACAACGGGTTAGCCGTTGGGCCACAAACGCTCAGCCAGAGACTTCGTGGCAACGCCTGCGTTATTGCTTCCCATGCCTGCCGCGTCGCTTTCGGCCATACCCTTGCCGATGCCGTGCAGGAACTGGATCGCGCCCTTGTAGCCCAGCACTCCCTCAATGGCCGCAATGGTGGCGCCAGCCTTCTCACCAGGCATGAACTGACGGATCGCGCGCCGGGCCATTTCCAGGTTCTCGGCGTGAGCCTGGCCCCACTCGTTCTGCAGGGCGGTAGCCTCGGCGGTGTTCCGTGCGTTCGTGGCCTGGGCCTCCGCAGCAGCAGCCGCCGTCGCGTCGGTGTCCATGCGCTCGGCGTACTTGGCCGCCATGGCATTCCAGTCGGCAGCCAGCCCCTTGGCCTGATCGGCAGTGATGCCGTGCTTGTGCAGGATGGGCGCCATCTCCTTGGCGAACTCGCCGGTGTCGCCTTCGGGCACGGGCAACTCGTATTTGTCCGGCGTCTCGGGCCGACCGATGGCCGCGTAAAACTCGGACCACTGCTCGGGCGTGGCGTCCTTGCCGGGCATCACCAGAGGCGCGACGGCAGCGGGAGCAGCAGGATCGGCAGCAGGCGCGGGGGCAGCCGGGTCAGCGACCACAGGGGCCGCGGCAGCCACGGCGGCCACAACGGGCGCAGCGGAAGGGTCGGCCATCAGCGCAGAGGCTGCGGACACGGGGGCGGATGCGGTATCAGTCATTTTCTAGTTCCTTCATTGCCAAGATCAACCCGGCGCACCCTAGTTGCTTATCCACCGCGTTTCTATCAAACACGCCGTCAGCTACATACTTGCCACGTTCATATTGATCCGTGCCTGACCAAACGTAGGGCGACGGGATACCTTTGTTCGCATACCCAAGCCCGTTATATTGTTCCAGCATCGTGAGTAGGCCGCCAACGGACCAATCTTTATTGCGGGCCGCATAGGGCGAGCAATTTACTAGCGCGTCGATTGCCGCCGCCTCCCAGCTAGTGAACGGGCCGCGTCCCTTTGGAACATGGGTAGAGATTCTGTCCCACGGGTCGCCTTGCGCTAGGCTACGGTCCCACCGCTGCGAACTTTCGCGCTGGTGCGTAACCGCTATAAAGAACCAAGGCACGCCGGTTTTTGCTTCAACAGATTTATAGCGTATCTTTGCAGCCACCAGCCGTCTTGCAACAGGGACAAATTCGTAAGCGCGGGTTAATTCAGCGTTTTCCCAGCGATCAAGGTTCTTTGCCTTGAGTAAGCCAAGATCAACCATCACGCAGCAGCCATTGTTACGCCGGTCGCAGCGGCATTGAGCAACCGAGCGCTCATTAAACAGCCGTGGTCCGTGATAGTGCCTGTAACAACTATCGTAACTAGAATGTTGAATGTCTGCGTTGCGCTCGATGCCCCGGTCATGGCCGATAATTCAAATATATAGTGGTCCCCATCAGCACAAGGGGTTTGCATCATCCTCTCCACAACCTCCCACGCTGCGGCAATGCATGAAGATGGATTAAAAAACTCTACGCTTGCTGTGTATCCTTCCTTGTCTTCCCAAATTTCTGTGCTGTAGTCTTCGGTGACTTGAATAACTCTTTTTGCCCACCCCATGATATGCTCAGCCACCAACGCATCAATCTCCCCGCTCATCGCGATCCTCCTTTTGGTAACATCAACAACCGGGCTTACATACGTTCCCTCACTACACCCTTCCTGCAGTTTCAATGCCCCGTTTTCGTCGAAGCACACGTTTTTGGTATATGCCCCGGGAGGGAATTTACTGCTCATCGCGCGCCTCCTTAGTCGCTTGTTTTATCCACTTTTGAATCTTCTCTTTTTCTTTTAATTCCATCTGCTGTTTATATTCCGCCATTTGCATTCCTTGAATGTATTTCATACCGCCTAAACAAAGCAGTAAACATATTATTAATAATAATATCACTACGTTCTTTAGCTTCCTTAACATTCAACCCTTTAATTTCCTTAGAAGAACGAATAGTAATAAGAATAGACTTACGAAAAACTCTCACTATTGCTTCAGGAAAGTCAATACGCTTAAATTTAACATTATTATTCAAACTAAACTCTTCATACTGAAACAACATAGACCATTCAACATCTGCTTCAAATTTAACCCTGTAAGCGTGGAAACGTTCAACAATATTCTTCCTGACATATACTCTTCGTGAATTGTTCGTATTTGTTAGTGAATTGTTCGTTAAATTTGTTTGAATCTCTTTAGGGAAGCATTTAACACATCTAGAACCTTTATTAAAGCTGATTCTATGTAAAGTGCAATAGATTTTATCTTTAAACTCAACGTATTCAACCATTTTAACTCACCTTAAACACTCTTCACATAAACCACACGTTACACAACCAAGTTTAACATTATCTTCTTCCCAATTACTATAATCATCTTTACAATTTAAACATTTAAAGATTGACATTATTAACCTCAATAGCTTTGAAAATTTCAATAAATAATTCTCTAGGAATAACACCTCTATCTTTAGCGTTCTTTAAACCTTGAGTTCCTGTTTTAGATCCTCTAGGAGCAGATTCATGACAACTATCTCCATTCTTGCACATAGGTCTAGGAATCCAATCAAAATCATTAGTCCATATATCGGTAGGTTTCATTCTCGAATCACCATATTGACAATAAGTAACAGTAACTCTACGATAATTAGTTATTCCTTTTTCTTTAAATAAAGGATCAATAATTTTACGCATTAAACCTCTAGGATTTTCAATAAACCATTTTTTAGGTTTAGTATCATTAATAAAATCAATAGTCTTTCTTAATAATTTTAAACCTAGTTCTGCACTTTCACTTATTGGTTGATAATACTTTATTCCT